TTGCGCGCCTATTGTTATTCCCTCAAAATCAATAGTAGCACCTGCTTCAGCGGTAATCGTAGCATTCTGTGGATGGTGAAATTGATTAAACTGGTAAATATTTGAGTTGATTGCCAATGCCCTAGTGGGTGACCCTTGGTATAACGCAGATACATTTAAACTTCCTCCACTCTTCACTAATATAGCTTTCTGTCCACTAATAAGCATTATTGATTCATCATTAGCATCAAAAGTTAAATCACCCTCTACTACCAATTGCTTAGTAAGTTGATATATTTTTGGGTAGGATATAATTCCCCCATAGTCTGTACCCCCACCAAGACTGATGACTGACACTCCTCCGATTCCACTTAATCCACTAAGGTTAGTATCAGTGCCACTTTGAGTAATCGCCCCAGTAGTTGTGTTTAGTGTGAAACTCATGCGTAATCCTTTGTAATTGACTCTAGGTTGCCATCTACATCATATGTAAATGCTTTTGTTAAAGTGGAACTGTTTACATTGTCAGTAACGACTATTTGTGTTAAGTTGCCGCTTGTGCCATCGTAGGTCAATGCTTTTGTGAAAAGTTTCGTAGACTTTCCGCTATCTTCCCAGATATCTATGCTCGATACATTTCCACTTGTATATGATATTTCATGGTAATATGAAGAGTAAGCTGCCTTAAAATCTAAATCTATAATATCTGTTATATCTGTTCCGCCACCACTTGTTGCTAAACTAGAGATGTCGCTATCAAAAACAAAATCTATAGCTTGCAAGCTTGAAATATCACTATCTATAGACTGTATTTTTTCTTCACTGTTTTGCGAAGCATTAAAAGGTGTTTTGATGGTATAACTCATAGCGCTGTATTATTTATACACTTATACTTGTTTATTGTATGAAATAATTTGAACCATTACTATACAATGTAATAGATTCATACTGATGGGTGAGAGTAAATGAATTTTCTCCGTCGATAGTATATGTTGCAGGCGCATTAAGGGTTACGTCTGCTGTGTTGCCAATTTTTTTGTGTTGAGTTATATTTTTTACTCCCGTTGGATTCAATAAATCAACCGAAATTGCTCCGCCTGCGGTAGTGTCGTCGTATAAAAAATGAGATACCCCAGATTCTTGAGTATAAGATGTTGTTTCTACTGATTTAGCATTAACACTATTGGTTGCAACTTCTTCATCTCCAATAAACAACTTTCCGCCAACTTCTTGCAGCGTAATATTATTCGCTTCGTTATTGCTGGTCGTTAAGCGAATTTTATTAAAATTTTGCGCACGAGACATGTGTTATTTTTTTTCGTGGTGTCCGCCTTTAGATGCATTAGGTTTTTCGTGAGTATAGCCTTTATCTTTTAATTCAAGATGTTGTTTGTATGTTTTTGCTTCAACTCCTTTTCCTGTTTTTGGGTCATACATCATATGAGGTTTAAACTCTTTTGCCTCGTCTGCAGACTGAGCTTTTTTCCATGCTTCTTTGCTTGGGCGATCTTTGCTGCCCGGTTTTGCAGGTTTGTAGTTTTTGCCCATGCGCTTTTTCTTTTTGCGAATATTTTCCCAAAGACCAGAGTCAGACTCTTCTGATGTTTTCCCTTGTTTTTTGAGAATTGCATCTTGAAGGGGTTTGGGTAATTTCTTTTGTTGATCAGTTAACCCAGCTTCTCCCTGTTCATAAAGAGAGCTTTTCATTTTTTTATATTGCATTGAGCATGCTGCATAGGTTTTATCTTTATCCATGCCTGCTGTATTAACCAAATCTTCATCATAATTAGCGCAATGATCCATGAAAGGTTTTTCCATATAATTGTCTTTTGATGCTTCAGAAGAATCTTCAAGATTTTCTTCTTCGTTGGATGCAGAACTCTCTTCTTCACCTTTAGTTACTTTTGTGACGCTTTTCTTGCTCCACATTTTACAGCTCCAATAACGAGCTTTTGTTTTTGGGCCAGGATTAGCACAATTGTGACGAGCTCTAAAGTTTTTACGGCGACCTGGATCGTCGCGTTTAATTTCCATGTTTGGATCACCAAAGTTTACCTTTACAACATTACCTTTTTCGTTCTTTACATAAACAGAAAACTTCTTTGGTCCTCCAGGAGTGCGAAATGGCTTGTTTAGTTTTTTTCCTTTATTTGCTTCGGCGGCCCAACTTTCTTCATCAATGTATTCTTCAAATCCAAGTTCGTCGACATCAATAAAAATAGTGCTCCACATTTCATCTGTAAATTCAGGGTCTTCTTGCAGTTGATGATTGTGAATATCTAGCTTTGCGGCAATAAGATCTTCTTCGGTAAAGAATAATTCATCTCTTACTCCATCATCAATCAATACATTTGCGGATGCTTTTGCTACATCTTGATCTGCTTTTCTATAACTGTCTTTCACTTTTCCTCCGCGAACCATTTTAAGAAACATATTGACTCGTGCCATGGCCCACTGACCTCTACTTTTGCCAGGTCTATGACTCGAGGAAAACGCGCCTGCTCCTCGACGATATACTTTTTTGAGCTGAGACAACGTAACTTTTTTACTGTACTTAGAATTATGCTCTTTTACTTTCATTTTGAGCGACTCAAGCACGCGGTCAGAAAAAGTAATTTTACTTCCTTTTTGACCAGCGCTGCCTGGCTTGTTTTTACTGGAACCTTTTTTTTGCTCGGATTTTTTAGCAGGGGTTTGCGCAGAACTTTTTGGTCCTGGACGTTTTGCGGAGTGTGATTCGTTTTCCATAGCTATTTATTACACAAATTTTTAATAATATATTGATATCATCGACATTTTATATTTATATGTTTATATATTGCAATATTATCGACGTATTTATGCTGATAAAAGTTGAAGATCGTTGTTGTACATTTTTTTAATGAGTGCCGAAAAATCGGTTTTACGTGTCCATCCCATTTCTTTTTCTGCAAGACTGCAATCACCGCACAATTGATGAACTTCTGCGGGTCGATAAAATTTTGGATCAACTTCAAAAATTAATTGACCGTCGAGTGTATAATATTTTTCATTGTCTTCGACTCCTTCGTTTTTAAATTCTATACCTGCACATTTTAAAGTTTCTTCGAGGAAATCGCGAACTGTGTGCATTTCACCGCTGCCAAGAACATAATTTTTTGGGACATCTTGATTAAGCATCAACCAGACACCCTCCATAAAGTCTTCTGCATCACTCCAATCGCGCTGCGCTTCAATGTTTCCTAGTTTTAATACAGGAATTGTTTTTTTGTTGTCTAGTGCAATTTTAATTTTAGCAATACTATGAGTAATTTTACGGGTTACAAAATCAAGTCCTCTTCTACTGCCTTCGTGATTGAAAAGCCATCCTTGTATCGCGTACAAGTCATAAGATTCTCTATAAACTCTAACAATGTGTCTGGCTGCACATTTTGCTGCGCCATAAGGAGATTGTGGATTGAGGGGATGTTTTTCGTCTTGAGGGCTGTATTCTACATCTCCAAATTCTTCAGATGAACCTGCGTTATAAAACCTGCAATGAGGTGAGAAACGTCGAATAGATTCAAGAATATGGAGAACAGCATTAGAATCTGTTTCCCAAGTTTGTATTGGATAATCCCAACTGCCAGCAACAAAAGATTGTGCTGCAAAATTAATAAAATAGTCAGGCTGTAAATCAATTACCACATCGCGCATACTATGAGCATCATTTAGATCCATGTTTATCAATTCAAATCGCGGCTCATTTTCTAGATGCAAGATATTTTCATGATTTTTTACGCTTAATCTTCTTGCGGTTCCATATATTTTGTAATCTGTATTCTTTAATAAATAGTCTACCATGTGACTACCGTCTTGACCAGTTACTCCTGTTACTATAATTTTTTTCATTATATTGATAATATCATTCAATCTTATTAAGTCCAATTTTTTTGACCCAAAAATCTATATAGCACTCTTCTGGAATTTTTGGTTTTATTGCTGATATATTTTCTATTAAAAAGTTTAGATTGACCTTATTCCAGTCATCAACTATTAGTATTGGCAGATGTTTATAAAAAGATATGTTTATTGAATTTTCGACTATAGGAATCGAGCCCATAATTAATGTCTCCCAAAGTCTATGGCAATCTACACCGCTTCCGTTTGGAGAAAGAACAAAATAGCTAGACTTTAAGTCGGTTAAATATTCTTCAAAAGATTTTCGAGCAGGAGAGAAAACGAAAGATTGATTCTTGAATATATTTAATACCGAATTGCGTGCGGTTGGGTTTGTTGATGGATTAAAATTGCAGTATAATAGATGTTTTTTTTGCACGCTTTGATTTTTGATTTTCTCAATTGTTTTAACATCTCCACAATCCCATCTTGCGTTCATTATCGATAGCGGTATTGACTGAAGTTTTGGATGCGTAACGTTGACATTTTGCGCATACCACTCTATTAGTTTTGAATTGTTTATATATTTCGCTCGATTAGCATCTATTGGATATGAGCTGTTGTGTGTGATTAATTTAAATTTATATTTTATTAGCGGAACAACTTTTGCAAAAAAATGATGGATCGCGTCAGTTTTAACAAACGCAACGTCTCCATTGTTTTGTATATATTCTGGCGGATCTTGTTGGAATTCATCGTATATCAAATGACACCTATTTCTCAATCCCATGCCAGTGAGATAAGGTTCTGAACTTTCAGTTAATTTGTTCATTGAAATATTTTGAAAGTAAGTTGGCAGCAATTTCTTTGTTGAATGGTCGGGGAAGGTGCGCGTCAATTTTTTCTCCTTCGATTTGCAGCGTTTGATTCCAGGCGATTCTATCAATTCTTCCTTTGGCGACTCCATGTCCAATTGAGCCTCGATGAATACTAATGGGGTTCAATGGCCTGAGTTTTTCTGTAATTATATCTTGATCTACATACCACCATTCGTCAAAATTATTAGACTTAGATTGCTTGTATTTCTCTAATAATTCTTGAATAGATTGTTCGAAGATTACTTGATTCCATAAAATATTTGGTGCAGCTATATAACATATAGGGTAATGTTTATAATTTGTCAAATCTTCGCCGTATACTGTCCAGCAGTCTTCTCTAGGATTCCAGTAATTCGACAGGGGGATCATATCGACATCTGATGTCATAATAAATCCATCAGTATATTTTGCACCAAACAATCTAGAGACTTGAAGCACTGTGGCGTTTCTAAATCCTTTAATTGGATCGAGATTGATGATTTTATTTTTTTCTGAAGATTCTAAATCTTGATCTCCGATGTAAAATGTTAATGTGTTCCAGTGTAATGAATTCCATGCCACTTGTACATATGGAAGATAGCCCAAGTAATCTTGATTGTCGTCTGTCGCAAGAATTACTGTTTTCATTATATATGAACAAACAATGGCTGTTGTATTTTTGCAATATTTTTTGCATCTATATTTTTCAGGCAATCTTTAAAATATAAGAAATCTCCATTATAAGATGTATGATTGAATCCTGTAGATCGAGCTATTTTAGTTGAAACTACAGCGGAGCCCATATCTATTATTCCTTCTTGTATTTTATTGTTCATGGAGAAAAAGCGATCTTTTGGTATATTATGTATTTTGTGGTCAAATTTTTGAATGTAATCAAAAAATATAAATTCAGCATTAGAGTTTGAATAAACTGAATCTTGGATACTTTCTATTAAAGTTGGAAGATAATAATTATCTCCGTTTGTGATTAAAATAAAATCCGAGTCTTTGATCGGGTTTAGTAATCCATGACGCCTTAGGGAGTGGCCAAAATCATTGAATCTTTCTTTTGTGGATTCTAGATATACCTGATCACATAAATAATCATTATTGGATAAATCTTCTTTGAGCGCATTGAATTGCTCGCATTCTCCGTCGTGAATAATTCTTAAAAACCAATTTGAGGATGTTTGCGATTTGAAGCTATTAATTAAACATTTTAAGCTCCAATTTTGACCGTAAGTAACGCAGATTATTTCAATCATTTGTGAATAAAGTATACATTTTTTCTGTCATTTTGAAATTTTTTAAATTCACTGCAAACTGGATCGCCCATCATAAATTCACAGGGTTGAAGTTGTGAGCGTAGGAGATATTGTAGTATCCACATATCCGCATTGAATTGAGGGTTTTTCATCGACTCTCTGATTTCGCAAAACTTGTTGTAAAATTTAAGCATGTTGCTATATGTTCCACCAACCACTCCCATATTGATGAGTTCCCAATTGTTATAGTTTACCATAAAAAGCACGAGATCTTCAAAATTAAATTGTTGATGCGCCGCAAGATATCCGAATTGATTTAAATTAATACTATCTTTGCATGCAAAATAATCTACTGCAGGATTTTGTTCGATTAGTTCGATTGGATCTTTTACAACTGTTACATCTGATGCGTCATTGTGAAACACAACATCAAATTCATTCTCTTTTAAGAAGTCTCTAAAGCAAAAAAATCTATAATCATTGTTGCTATATTCAAAATCATCAACTTTTATAAATTTTATTTTGTCGGTTGTATATTGTTCTACAAATTCGTTTGATAAATTGTCGTGAAAAACGAACCCATTTAATTTTAGATTATCGACTGATTCGTACCATGGTTTGATGTAATTTATTTCATTGTTTGATACGCGGCCGTCTGCGTTGCGACCAACGACATAACTATCCTGCGGGCTGTTTGGGTGAACTTTTTTTGAAAAATAGGATGTTAGTAAAGCAAGTTTCATTTCAATTTTAAAATACAATCTCTTGTTTCCTTGGTCATGGGGGTCGGCAGTGTGTTTTTATTTATTTTAAAGAATCCCCATTCGTCATGTTCTATTGCATCAATTGCATCGCTTGACGGAAAAATTAAGTCATTTGCCTTCATGGAAAACAGCGCAAAGTATTTGTCTTCTTTTACAATAAAGTCATCGAGAAACAACACTTCTCCGTGGGCTCGAACCCCTGTTTCTTCAAAAAATTCGCGACGAGCTGCTTGTTCAGGATGTTCGCCCGGATCTATCATACCACACGGCATCGACCAATGACCAGCTAGATTGTAGCAATTTTTACTGCGGCGACCGAGTAACACAAGTCCGTCTACATATGCCACAATTCCTGCGGCAATATAGTCTTTAGTCGAGGAAATCATCTAGCACCTCTTTGTTTTGCCAATGTGGACAACCTTCATATTTCATTTTAACTATTTCGTCGCCATCTTCAACTTGTAATTCGTGCTTGTTTTCTATGAATGCTGTCTTCTTTAAATTTCCACCTGCGTCTTTGAGCGCCCAATATTCTCGAGGCTTGCGAAATGGACAAATGAATGCGACAATTGGTTCGCCATTTTTATCTAATACAGGTTCGCCGCGAGACATTTTGTATCCATCTTTTCCGCATGCAAGTGGACCGCCGAATGTACCATCTCGTGGATAATCTTGAGTTGCTGCGAGATTACTTTTTGCAGTTTCTTCATCAAAGTTATCAAGATAGTTTTGAAATTGTGTGAGTTGATACTCAAAGCCCTCAAGCTCTTCTTGTGTGATCTTGTCCATTTTTAATCTACCCTTACCTGTGTTGCCAAGAAGATCAGTTTCCAGATCAAACCTCAAAAACAAAAATTCACTTTGTGGTTCGGTTTCTGGCATGAGATGTTTTACTGCAAGACAATATATTAAATTTTGTAGATTGTCTGTTATTTCTTTTCCTTTGAATACAGATTTACTGCTTTTGAAGTCTCGAATGATTACCGAATTGTCTTTGTATACGAATAGTTTGTCGATGTATCCGCGAATTGCATATCGTATGCCGAGTTCTGGTTTGTCTATTTCTAGATCAAAGAAGCGTTCTGATTCTGCGCTAACGGGAGTTTCATCTTCGTCACCAAAAAAATCGCAACGCAATCCATTGACAATCATTTCGTCAATAAGATCAAGGTTCTCTCGATCGTTCACGCTGAGTTCTTCTGCTTCTTTTTTGACCTGCGCTGCGACCACTTCAGTATTCCAAATTGTTCCGTCTTCAACTATCTTATCAAATTCATCGCGATGATGATCTCCGAGCAGCTCGAATACATTGTGGCAGATTGTTCCTCTGCTTGATCCGTCGTTGCCTGCGTCAGGTAGTTTAAGTTTATAATTGCACCAGTATGTCCAACTGCATGTTTGTGCGGTTTTTATCCTGCTCGCCGACAGCTTTGTTAGTTCACTCATTGATTAATATTTTTTTATTTTTTAACAAAGTTTTTGGCAGCTTGTTTTGTATAGAATTTATTTTGTCCAGTATGAAAGGTTTTTGTTTTTCGTGTGTTAGTGATTGTAACTTGTTACTCCATTCTTTAAACTGATCATCATTCATATCTCCAAAATCTTTTTCGGTTGGCAAACAAATGAGTATCTTCTCTGGATTGTAATAATTTAATAATTTTAAATAATTTTTTATGCTTGCATTTAATCCTCTATTTTCAGATGATGTTTTGTCGTTGTTTAAAGATAATATTATTTTGTTTATGTTTAAAGATAGTGTTGCACATATTAATTTTGTTGATACATCAAGCCCAAAAGTAACAAGTACATTTTTGTATCCATGTTCATTTAGGTTGAGTAAATCGCCGATACTTTCAACAAGAATAACTGATTGTGTTTCGTTTATTGCCTGTTCCGCCTCTGGGTTCGCGTAGAGGGGGTAAATCCAGCCTGTCTTGCGCCCCACATGCTTCCACTTGGGTCGATCGCCTGAAGAGTTCATATCGCGCCCTGAGAAGCCGTGAATCTGCTTGTGCTCATTGTATATTGGAAACACAAAACGACCATACAATTTTCCTGTGGTTGCATATCCGCCCTTGAGCGACTTTAAAGTTTCTTCTGATATGCCGCGATCATTGTAAAATTTATAATGCGGCAACAGTCTGTCTAGACAGTTTTCTGGATATATTTCTTCCATTTCTAATTTTTCTGAATTTGTTAGTCTGTTGTAATTGTCTCCAAGGTCATCTTCGTCAAGAAATTGTTTGAGTCGATTTTTATCGTTTGTTCCAAGTGTGATTTCAACGAGCCTACTGAATGGAGAGAATGTGCTGTTCTGCACATGATCTTTCCATACTCCTGTATTCTTGTAGATTTGAATTGCGGTTTTGTTGTCGCCATTTCGAAAGATTGCATTTGTTTGCCAATACGATCCACGATCTGCGAGTTTATAGCCCAATTGAATGAGCGAATCTTTTATTTTTTCGGGGCTCATTATAGATCAGGTACTTCGTCGCCAGATCCCATCAGTGCGCCAACTCCATCAGAATCCATGTGTTCAACAAGATCCTGCAGATCGCCACGCTCCTCGATGTTAAAGTTTTCCATGTGAAGGTTGATGTAGTTCTTGCGCTTGCTTCCGTCTGGCATTTCTACTGGCTGTAATGCGCGATGCACATCTTTGCCCAACCATCTATATTTTAAACATATAAATTTGTGTGTGCCAAAACCATCAGGCTCATCTTGTATTTCGTCCATCGTCTTTTGTCGAAGCAAAAACAAGTGCGAGCAGAACTGTGTAATTTGGTCACTGAGCGAAACGATACTTTCATCGTCCACAACATTTTCAGAGCTTCTATTGTTGGTGATACCAAGACGATTACTTTGCACGCTTGTTAGCATTGCCACAGCAGGTTTGCCATTAAAGCACAATTCTTTTTGTATGAGTTGTTTAAATTTATCTACCATTCTTCCAACCGTTTCCCAACTGCTCGCACCATTCTGTCTTTCGTATGTGGTTTTAATATAGTCAAAACTGAATAACATTGGATTGCCGCGACCAACTTCCGAATAATAAAATCTGCGAATGATATTGATCATACTATCAATGCTGTGACCTGCGACATTGTAATAATAAAATTGAAAGTTTTTGACACGATTCCATGTGTTGCGTACTTTGTTTACAATTTCTTCTCCTGCTTGACGCCAGCGACCCGTTTCAAGAAGATGCATAGGTACTCCAGACAACGCAGAACATTGACGGATAATGAGTTCTTCTTTACTCATCTCACCATTATCAAAATGAAGAATTGGTACATTGTTATTGATTGCAGAAACTTTGGTGCAAAAGTCCATGCAGAATTGCGTCTTACCAACACCTGCGCGAGCAACAACCACAGTAATGTTTCCTGGCCGAAAGAGCGACCCATAAAGCTCGTTCACTCGTTGGTGTGGACCCATCAACCCAAATTCATCAATCGGGTTATTTCCGCGCTCCTCGATAAAGTCTTCCATCTCATCAAAAAGATTCTCTGGTTTGTTCGAACCAATCTCATAAAGATTAACTTTGTCATTGTATACTTTATCTGCTTCGCCAACAATATCATCAAATGATGCACTGCTGCTGATTGATTTCATGTTCTTTGCGACTTTTACAGATGCATCATGTATTTCGCGGCGAACTGTATATTTTTTTAATTCTTTTGCTGCTTTGACCACTCCTTCTTTTGATATCTGTCGCATTGATAATGCTTTGATGTAGTCAGCGATATTGATATTATCTTCGAATGAAATGTTAAGAGATTGTACTCGTTGAGCTAACAACACTTCGTCTAGTGCGTCACCTTCCTCAAGCGTTTGTCGAAGAACGCAGAAAATTGTTCGATTGACGATCGAGTTTTTGTCAAAGAAATCGTTTTGATCTATGAATGCCGCGATCAGCGGATAAGAGTCTGGATATTTTATCAGACCTGCGATTAGATGCTGTTCAAGTTCGTAAGAATAAATCATTCTTACATCTTAGCACAACAACCTTAAAAAGTCAAGGGGTTTCTTCGTCTCCGAAATCTTTCGGGAAATTCAATTCAATTTCTTGTGCAGCTACCTGTTCAAGGTATTGTTCGAGAGCTTTTCTCAATCCCATTTCTACGATTGGGGAATTGGCTTTAGTAATTACAGAGGGAAGACCATCTTGATTCACAAAGCTCAAAATGAATCCGCTATCTCCGCCCGTGGATCCTGTAAACTCAAAAAGTTGATTAACAATACTTTCTGGCAAACAAAATCTTCCTAAGTTTTCTGGATCAAAGTTTTCATCGTTCATAATATATATTACACGAACTACAAATTAACACCAAAATTTTCGAAAAGTTTTTCATTCAATTCATCTCCATCGTATATTTCGACAAGTTGTATATCATTGATTTCGCAGAACTTTAATTTGTCCTGATCGCGCTTCAATTGATTGAGATAATTGATTTTATTTTTGCCATGAAAGAATGGAACATATTTTGTATGTTGTTTGCCTTGAACTTCTATTGCTATTTTTTTGTTTGCGTTGTAGAAGTCGAGAGAAAGTTTTGTTCCTGCTACAGGAAACTCTTCAAACACAATATGCTTGTTCCAGTATTGCTTGAGGAACTGCTTTGCGTTGAATTGTATTTTACTGCGGCTTGGACCGTCCCAATCGATCAGATGGTTTTTTGCTTTCTTAACAGTGCGAACCGCGCCTGTTAAGGTTTTAAAGCGCATTGGTTAACTTCTGGAAGTCTTCGTATAAAAATTCAGACAAGTCTTCGTTTTCTTCAAGAAAGTCAATGAGTCGCTGTTCTCCTTGAAACTTCTCATTAATCTCAAACTTCTTGTCAGCAAGTTCCGAGATAAGATCTTCGCTCACAGAAATCCAAGCTCCCTTTTTGTCGATCAATTTAAACAGGTAAAGCATGTCAAGTATTTCACGGGCTCGCCAAATTGACTTACCATCTTTTTTGCCGTATTGAATTGGATAACGAACAGTTGACCCTGTTTTTTCATTTACGCTCTTGCGAAAGCGAATTTTACAGTAGTGACCAATTGGTTCTCCTTTGTCTTCAAGTTTGCTTGCTGTAGGATTTTTAAAAATTAAATCTGAGTTGTATCGTTCTTCGAACTCAAGAATAAAGTTTGCGTAGTGCTTGATTGCGTTTCCGCCAGCTTGTTTTACTTTTGGTCCGCCACGAGCAGCATATGGATTGGTTGCAACTTCTACGCGAACCTGACTTGTGAGAATCATTGTGTGGCCCATTTTGGTGATTGGTAGCACCATCTTTTTCAAGAATACCGATGTAATCAATGCTCCACCTGCTACTTGTTCACTTTCTGCGAACGGTTTATCAATGTCCCCTACTCTACAAAGAGCGTCAACACTATCAATGATGAACATGTATCTTTTATCATCTTCATTTTGAAACACAAGTTCGCGAATCAATTCAAATACTTTTTCAAAGATATTACAATCAAAACAAAAGAATTTATTTGGATCTGTATCAATTCCGACTCGCTCGATCATTTCAGGACTAAGTCGACCTTCACTTTTGATATAAATAATCATACCTTTGTCGCCAAAGTGTTTTTGGAAGTTACGTGCAAATGTCATTGCGCAACTTGTTTTTCCTCCTTCATTGATTCCTGTGAATCGGTGCGCGCCATTTGGTAGTCCACCGCCAAGTGCGATATCGAGGTTCAAGCTGCCGCTAGGAATTTTATAATCTTCTGCTTCACAAAAGTTGTAGTGATACTTCTGATTGTCTTTGTCAGACAGAAACTTTGCGATTTGATCGGTTGTTTGAATTTCTTTTGTTTTACTCATCTATAAATTGTCGTATTGTTTTTGGTTTTTTCGAGATTATTTTATCATCTCCAGATTTTTCTCCAAGAGGTATCTCTATCTTGGGTGGAATCTTATAATTAAACTCGCGATACTTCTTTTGTATTTGCTTGAGTCCTTGACCCGATCGCAGTACAGCGAGCGACGGAACAAGGTTTATTGACACCCTTCTCCAAAAGTCTTCATTTGGAAACATTTCCATCAAATCATTGAGCAGCTTCATTTCGCGCGCCCAAAACATACGCTTTTGTTTGTCGGGTTCGACAACAAGTTTTTTAATAAGATCGCGCTTGTTTAATTTTTTCACAAAACCAGCTTAACTGATTTTGCTAGAGAAGTCAAGCAGAAAAGAAATAGTTTGGTCGATTCTTGCGAAACTCCGCGTTGCTCATTCTTGGATCAATTAATGATACAATTTTTTTGTTGTAACAAGCTTCTAATTGTTGTTGATCTCGGTCTGGGCATTCTCTGTCTATTTGTAATGATAGATCCGTAAATTTATGTATTTGATCTTGAGTATAATCTCCTTCTTTTTGAAAGATATGTTTTCCGCTGACGTTTGATGGAACAATCAATTCAAAGTGTTTGTTGTCAACTGAATGTATTTGTATTGCGAAAAGTTTTTGATTTTTAAGACTAAGATTTTGCTCAAGCAGCTCATTTTTTTGCTCGATGAGTTGTGCAATCTTTGTTTTTAGCTCTGGGTTTGGGTCTGGCATTTCGCGCGATGCGAGTTCTTCGTTTTCTTTTTGCAGCTTTTCGTTTTGTTTTTCAAGTTCCACAAACTTAAGATGCAATTCCTCTGCTGCGGATTCTAATTCTTTAACTTTTGATTGAAGATCAGCATTTTGATCTTGCACTGCATCATTTACTGAACCAAGTTGGGAGTTGGTAGACTCAAGAGCTTGTATTTGTGTTTTGAGTTTTTCGAACTGTTTCGAATTAATGTATATGTCTGACTTTAGTTCTTCTATTTGCTGCTTATGCTTGTCGTGGTTACCAAGGACCGATTTTATTTCTCGCGCACTTTGAATTGTTTCTTCGGCGCGACTAAGTATTTTATTTTTTTGTAATTTTATTTCTTGTATTTCTTTTTCTACATTTTCTTTTTGCGCACTGAGTTGTTCGATTTCTGCGATAATAGAGGATGTGTCTTCTTGATCAAGCAATTCTTTTTGTGCTTGCAGTTTTAATTGACGAAGTGTTTCTTTGTGTTCAGATATTTCTTTTTGATATTTTTTTACTTGATTTTCGTTGAGCTCGAGTATCTTTCGATCTTGTTCGAGATCTTTTTTACGCTCTTCGATATCCATTTCTTGTTGTTCGAGGGCTTTATTTTCTGCTTCAATTTCAGCAATCTTTTCGAACACAATTGTTTCATCTTGCATCATCTTAGGAAACTTCTTACTCAAGCTGATGTGTGCTGCAAGAACAAGCAGTACTGCGAGCGGATCGAATACAAAAATCAATATAATTATTACTATTCTTACTGCTTTACCAATGTCAAAATTCATGCCTGTAAAGTCCGCAATCAATTCGGCCACATATTTAATTGGGCCAACCTCTGCTTCAAGCTGGCGAGATCCATCATCTAAATCAAATTTCTCTACTTCAAGTGCGTCAATTCGTTCTTGTGCAGATGCAATATTAGAATTATATTTTTCTACTTTTTCTTCTGTGTCTTCTGGTTTATCGAATCCTATGTTTTGATATTCTTGTATACGTTTACGAATATCGGATATAAGTGCAGATGTTTCGTTTCTATATTTTGACATGCGGCTTTCAATTTCTTTTTTCTTTGCGGCAAGCTCTTCGCGTTCAATCGCTTGCTCGGCAACTTTATTTTCTAGATCTTTCTTTTTGTTTGAGAATAATCCGCCAGGTTTATTTTGTACCGCGTTGAGTTCTTCGTTAAGTTGATTGATTCGTTCTTGAATTGGTGCGAGCATTTTGCTATCAAGAGCAATATCTTTTTCTAGTTGAGTTGTTAGTTGATCTATTTTCTTTTGTTCAAGATCAATATTCTCTGCGCTTTTGTCGCTACGGTTTTGATTTTTGTCTTCGCTTTGTTGTATAAGCTCTTTCTGGCGAGCAATGTATTGTTTCTCGCGATCAATCTTGGTTTCGACTTGAGCTACAAGCGCCGCAGCTTTTTCGGCGTGCTGCTCATGTTCGATGTGGGACTTAGACAGAAAGCCAAAAATCCCCATGCTAGTTATACCCATTAATACAACAATCGCTCCAAAAAGATATATTCTTAATGTTGTTGGAGCCGTCTTCCAGTTTTTATGCAGCCAAATCGCGGCAACAATTTTACCAATCTCGAGTGCAGCACCCATTGCAATAACAGCTTCAATCGAGCCAGGAAATATAGTCGCAAGACCAATGATACTAAAATACGCAGCAATAACAGAAATGCTTAGCGCGGACACTAAGGTAAGTAAAGCAAAAATCATAATATTATGTGTTTGAGTTGGGTGGTTGTTTTTTGTTAACAAGATCTACTGTTGAAATGTCGTCACGATTTGAGTTTGCATAATATCCTCCGTTGTCGTTTGGGTAGTAGGTTCTTTCTCCTTTCTGGGCGGCTGGATCAATCTCTTGTTGAGATGGATAATCAAAATCTCCAGGCGTTGAGTCGCGATTGTCGTTAGAATATCTAAAGTTTGGATCTGTAGTGTGCTCACTCATAAATTATATATACACTACTAAAGATCGAGCACCTCTGACATTTTAACAGTTATTGTTTGTCCGTTATCTAAATCAATCACTGCAAAAATAGCTCCATCATCTGCTCCGCCAACTTCTTCATATTCGTTAACAATTGTTCCCATTATATCTCCATTTTCTGTAGATATAACACAGCGTCTGTTTTTTTGATTTGACATAAAAATATATACACAATTTAAAAATATATAAAGTACAAAGTTAACTTTCAACTTTTAATAGACTTTGCTTTAACTTTTGTGTACCATAAGAGATGAGCAAAAGAAAATATGTAAAACGCTCGGATTATTGGAACAAATTTGAGAAAGTCGAAGACAAGAAAATCGACGACATTCTTAGTAATTCAATGATTAGTCCGTCGTCTTCTGGCGAGCCATATTACTTGGAAGCTAGCGCCGCATATACCAGGACCAAATCTGGCTCAGAGGAGTTTGTTTCAAGAAGAAATTCTACTCATAAATCTGATAAAAAATTTAGATTTTCTAATATTTCTGGAGGAATGTTGCCGTATGTATATGGGGCGGACGGAGTAAATGTCAGAGACACAATCGAGCTTTGCCAAAAAGCTTACGCGAATATCGCGGTATTTCGCAATGCAATTGATGTGATGTCAGAGTTTGCTAATTCGAATATTTATCTTGAAGGAGGTTCGCGAAACTCAAGAGACTTTATATATAAATGGTTCGAGAAAATTAATCTTTGGAATTTAAAAGATCAATATTTTAGAGAGTATTATCGAAGCGGAAACATATTTATGTATCGAGTAGATGGAAAGTTTACTCAATCTGACTTTGATAACATTACTAAAATTTATGGATCAACTTTATCGTTAAAACCAGGCAAGCTTCCTGTAAAGTATATTTTGCTCAATCCATATGACATTGTTGCAACAAAAGGGTCATCATTTGATACAGGATTGTACGAAAAGATTTTGAGTGAATATGATATTGAAAGACTTAAAAATCCAAAAACAAGCTACGACCAACAAGTATATGATGCGCTTGACGACGATACAAAAGAAAAGATTCGCACAGGAAAATACAATAGCGACGGTATAAGAATCAAGCTTGATCCAGGACATCTTGTTTATTCATTTTACAAAAAACAAGACTACGAGCCATTCGCTGTACCATTTGGATATCCTGTGCTTGATGACATCAACTTTAAATTAGAGCTAAAGAAAATCGACCAAGCAATTTGCAGGACAATCGAAAATGTTATCTTGCTTATCACTATGGGCGCCGAACCAGACAAGGGTGGGATCAATCCGCGCAACATGGAAGCAATGCAAGCATTGTTTAAAAATGAAAGTGTTGGACGTGTTCTTGTTAGCGATTATACCACGAAAGCACAATTTGTTATTCCTGATATTGGTAAAGTTGTTGGTCCTGCAAAATATGAAGTAATCAATAACGACATCAAAGAAGGATTGCAAAATGTTATTGTTGGAGACGAAAGATACAGTAATACACAAGTAAAAGCAAAAATATTTTTAGAAAGATTAGAAGAGTCTAGAAATGCTTTTATACATGATTTTTTACAGCCTCAAGTTAAAATGATTTGCCAAAACTTTGGTTTCAGAAAATATCCCAAAGTAAAATTTGAAGAGACAGACATCAAAGACGAGGTTCAGCTTCAGCGCGTCGCAACCAGGCTTATGGAGTTGGGAATTATTACTCCCGAGCAAGGTATGGACGTTTTGGAAAAGGGTTCATATCCAAAACCGGAAGAAATGGAATCCGCACAACAAAAGTACATCGAGCAAAGAAAAGAGGGTATGTACAATCCTATTGTTGGCGGAGTTCCAATGATTGCACCAGAAACAGGAGATGACCAAGACGCAGTAGAAGTTAAACGCGAGGTTGGAAGACCAGTTGGAACTTCGGGTATACCCCAGCAATCTCAACAATCTTCTGCTAATTTATTTTCTCGAGCCAATATTCAACAAGCTATCTACTCAACCGAATCATTAAGAAATGAAGGTTATAAACATATGCGCAAAAAACTTGGAAAGAACAAGTTAAAAACCGCAGAAAAAAATATGATCGATGAATTGTGTGAGTCTATTGTTGTATCTTGTGAAGAAGCAGATTGGAAAACAAGCTTAACGAATTGCATATCAGATCCAAATAATATAGAGTCATTAAACGCGCTGAATGAAATTCAACAATTATCTTCCGAACATGATTTAGATTTATATTCTGCCGCGCTTTTATATCACAGCAATAAGGAGGTTTGATAGATGGGTGCGTTTGAGCTTTTTGTTAATGCAAACCTTGGTATAAGAAAGCCTCTAATTACCGACGTTGGTCCTCCGTCGGGCAGCTCAAAAGCAGCTGGTATTATTGGCTCTCATTACATTGATTCTTCAAACAATTACCTTTACGAAAAAACTGGAGAAAATAATATAGAAGATTGGGTTTTTCTTCGAGCTTTGGGTGACAGCTTATATGAAGAAACTCTAGATCTTAAAAGCGATATCTCGAGCCTGGCTTTTATTGATTTTGATGTAAATAGCGATATCTCAAGTCTACAGTTTAAAGATATTGATACCGACAGTGACCTTTCTAGCTTGGCTTTTAAGGATGTAGATATTGACAGCGACCTTTCAAGCTTACAATTCAAGTACGAAGATCTTGACAGCGACGTTTCAAGCCTACAGTTTAAAGATATTGATACCGACAGTGACCTTTCTAGCTTGGCTTTTAAGGATGTAGATGTTGACAGCGACCTTTCAAGCTTACAATTCAAGTACGAAGATCTTGACAGCGACGTTTCAAGCCTACAGTTTAAAGATATTGATACCGACAGTGACCTTTCTAGCTTGGCTTTTAAGGATGTAGATGTTGACAGCG